TCCGATGAGTGAGTGGGTGGACGCGGCGGATATATTGACAGCGCTCGAGATAATGGAGAAGCGAAATGGCGGAAAGTAAGGAAGTCGTTCAATACGACAAAGCCGAACTCCGCGCCATTACTGGAGCCTTTAAGGCTATGGACGATGAAGCAATTTCTCAAGCTAAGACTCAATCAGGAGCGCTTGCGAGTTACTTACAAGCTAAAGTCATCTCGGCAGCTAGTCAATTAAATTCGGCTCCGGTAGCTAGTCGAATCGCTGAGGGTTCGAGAGTTAGTAAGTCGTCCAAAATTGGCGAAATCGGTTTCGGTTATGCAGCTCAGAAATTCAGCGGCGGCGCTACGACTCAGCAATTATGGGGCGGCTCAGAATTCGGATCGAATAAATTTAAGCAATTCCCGATCTGGTCGGGATCAACCGGGCGAGGATCGACGGGCTATTTTATTTACCCAACTTTAAGAGCTGAGCAAAGTTATCTGATTGCTGAGTGGGAAAAGGCTTTCACTTCAATAGTTAAGAGGTTCGACTAATGGCTGACGGATCAAGAACGCTTAAGCTCTCGATCCTTGCGGACGTCGATAACCTGAAAAAGGGACTGACTCAAGCGGGCGACGATACCGATTCTTTCGGAAGTAAGTTAGGCAGCTTCGGCGCTAAAGCTGGAGCCGCGTTCGCCGTAGCTGGAGCAGCTGCACTCGCTTATGCTGGGGTTCTATTGGTGGACGGCGTTAAATCCGCAATCGAGGACGAAGCCGCTCAAGCAAAGCTCGCAACTACTTTAGAAAACGTCACAGGTGCAACCGACGCACAGATAGCCGCGACCGAGTCATGGATTACCACTCAAGGGCTATCTCTGGGCATTACAGACGACGAATTACGTCCAGCCCTAGAACGATTAACTCGAGCAACCGGCGACGTCTCAGAGGCTCAGAAACTAGCTAGTTTAGCCTTTGATATTTCAGCGGGTACAGGTAAGTCACTCGAGGCGGTATCTAACGCGTTAGGTAAAGCGGTCGAGGGCAATACCGGAGCGCTAGGAAAACTCGGAATCGGAATCTCGGCAGCTGATCTTAAGTCGATGAGCCTTGAGGAAATAACCAGCAAACTCGCAGAAACTTTCGGCGGACAAGCTACGGAAAAAGCCGAAACGTTCGCGGGCAAAATGGATCGTTTAAAGCTGGCGTTCGATGAGGGCAAGGAAACCGTAGGGTCTTTCGTACTCGACGCGATTACTCCTTTAGTTACCTTATTCGTCAATAAGGTTATTCCAGTCGTCACAGAATTAGCCGGAGAAGTCGGCGACTCACTAAAGCCAATTTTTAAAAATATCTCAGACTTCGTTAAGGATTCAGTAATTCCGGTATTTACCGAGCTTTGGGATTACTTCACAAAAAACATCGTCCCACTATTTAAAAGTTACGCCGATCTATTAAGCGTGACTTTACTTCCAGCAATCAAAGCTCTCTGGGGATTCGTTAAAGATTTCTTAGTCCCTATCTTTAAGGCTACGTTAACTCCAGTTATCGAAGGATTAAATACAGTTTTTAAGAAGCTGAAAGGATTTATCGAGGACAATAACGCGGTATTTACATTTTTAGGCGCGGTCATCGGAGTAATCGGCGGAGCTGCAAAAATCCTAGCGCCAATCATCGGCACGACTTTAGGGCTTGCGTTTAAAGGCGTCGGACTAATTATTGACGGCGTGAGCCTTGCAATTTCAGGCGTCGTCGCTGGAATTAACTTAGCGATCGCAACCATTAACTTACTGATAAAAGGCTATAACGCTGTAAACAATTTATTCGGCGGCAAAGATATTTCACTAATTCCGACCGTCGTGTTAACTAAAGGCGCCAAAACTGAGACTGTTACTCCAGCAGCAGCTAAAGCGGTTCAAGATGAAATCAAAAAAGAAGTGGGCGACGTAGCCAAGCAAGTAGCGAAAGAGACCGCAGCCATTACAGCGGAAGCCACTAAGGCAGCTGCGAAAACTGTTACGACCGCCGCCGTTGACGAACTGGCAGCGGGCTTAGGCGGAACTACTGGCAACATCGGCGAAGAAATGTTCAGAATCCGTCAAATGGAATCAGGATTTATCCCGCCAGTCGTGCCAGTCGGAACAGACGTCGGCGAGCGCATGTTCGCAATTCGTCAAAGAGAAGCCGGACTTACACCGCCAACAACTATTAACGTCAACGTATCTGGAGCGATTGACTCTGAGGGTACAGCTCGAACAATCGTCAACACTCTAAACGATAGTTTTTATCGCGGAACTAATGGCGCTAGGGCGTTAGCAATATGACCGTATTTAATCCAGTTTGGCGCGTAAAGATTCAAGGCGTTGAATATACGACTTACGTTTTAGCGAATCTAACTATCGCCAGCGGTCGCGATAATATCTATCAGCAAGCGCAAGCGGGCTACTGTAATTTACAGCTGATAAATCTAAATCAGGCAATCGTCAACATAAACATAAACGACTCAGTTTCGGTCGAGTTAAAAGATTCGACTGATACGTTCGTGCCTATTTTCGGCGGAACTGTCGTCGATTTCGGGATCGAAGTTTCGACAGCTGGTAACGTCGCAATAAATCAAACTTTAAACATTACAGCTTTAGGAGCGCTGAGCCGCTTACCTAAAGCCTTAACCGACGGCGTTCTAAATCAAGATTTTGACGGCGATCAAATCTGGGAAATTTTGCAAGATTTACTTTTAAATAACTGGGGCGAAGTTCCCGCAGCTTTACAATGGGATAACTACGATCCGACGGAAACGTGGGCTAATGCTCAGAACGTCGGACTAGGCGAGATAGATCGTCCGGGCAATTATGAGCTAGCGCAGCGATCATCGGATCGAACCGATATTTATTCGCTGGTTTCAGCGCTCGCGACTAGCGGTCTGGGCTACATATACGAATCGGCGTCGGGGCTAATTTCATATGCCGATTCGACTCACCGTTCGATATATCTTTCAACTAACGGCTACACAGACGTAACAGCTAATCACGCGCTATTTAACGGGCTTAAAATTCAGACTCGAGCTGGCGACGTTCGTAATGACGTGACTTTAAAATATAACACCAATTCAAATGACGAAGTAAGCGCTGAGGATATTGGCTCGATTGACGTTTATGGGCGTCTAGCTCAGGTCATAACTACGACAGTCAAACACGCGGTGGACGCGCAAGATCAAGCCGATTTTTACTTAACCCTAAGAGCTACGCCGCAAGCGAACTTTCAGTCGATCACTTACCAGCTTACAAATCCAGAGTTAGACGACGCGGATCGCGATTCGCTGATAAACGTATTTATGGGCTTACCGCTTCGAATTAGCAACTTACCGCCAAACATGGCGTCGGGAACGTTTCTCGGATTCGTTGAGGGCTGGACGTTTAAGGCTGCCTATAATGAAATCGCTGTCACTCTAAATCTTTCGCCGATTAGTTATTCGCTTCAAGCTATGAAGTGGGAGCAAGTTTCTATCGCGGAATCGTGGAATACTATAACCGGGTCGCTAACGTGGGAAACCGCGTTAGTCGTGGCATAAGGAGAAAACATGACAAATCCAACGAGCAATTTCGGCTGGCAAATGCCAACGCCGACGGACTTAGTTACAGACTTACCAGCTGATTTTGAGGTATTTGGTCAGGCGGTCGATACTTCCATGGCTGATCTTAAAGGCGGCACTACCGGTCAAATCCTGTCTAAGGCTACAAATGCCGACATGGATTTTACATGGATCACTAATGACGTCGGCGATATTACAGCTGTAACCGTTAGCTCACCATTAACCGGCGGCGGAACATCTGGCAGCGTATCAGTAGGAATTTTAAACGGTACGACTTCAAATTTAGGCGCTGTTCAATTAAGCGACTCAACTTCTAGCACTTCAACAACTTTAGCCGCAACAGCGAACGCGGTTAAAACATCTTATGATCTAGCAGCTGCCGCCGTTCCAAAGTCAACAGTAACAACAGCGGGCGACGTAATTTACGCAACTGGATCAGCTGCCGTTACGCGTTTAGGAATTGGCACAGCTGGACAGGTTCTAACTGTAAACAGCGGCGCAACCGCTCCCGAGTGGGCTACGGCGTCGTCAACTCCAGCGGTCAATTTGCTGCTTAATTCTAATTTTGCTCTCAACCAAAGAACTTATGTTTCAGCTGCGAACTTGGCTTCTGGTGCTTACGGATTTGATCGCTGGAAATCAAATTACACAAATACCACTTTAACTTTTACCGCTTCAACTCAAGGTCAATCCATAACAATAAATTCAGCTGGTGGATTACAACAAGTTATAGAACAAGGTCTAGTTCCAGCGGGAACTTATACTCTTTCATGGACTGGGACAGCTACTGGACGCGTCTATAATTCTGGTGGCACTCCGCCGTCTTATGCCGTTTCACCTGTAACTTTTACAGCTGACGGAACGGCTAACGTTGTTGTCGAATTTACAGCTTCGGGCGCGACTAAGACTCTTTCAAAAGTTCAGTTTAACGCTGGAACTGGGGTGACTTGGGCTTTAGCTACTCCTACATTACAAACAGAACTAGCAGCTTGCCAGCGGTATTATCAACGGACTACGGTAGGAGTTGCTTACAGTTCATTATCTGATTATGGAAATGCAACGAGCACAACAAACATAACAGCAAAGTTTCCAACAAAAGTAACTATGCGAGTGACTCCAACAGCACTTGATTTCTCAAATCTAATTGCAAGTGCTGACGAAGTTAGCTCTAGCCTTAGTGTGACGGCAGCAGTATTAGCTTCATTTAATACACCCGACTGCGTTTATGTCGGGGCTACTGTTGCAGGTGCTACTCAATATCGCCCCTACAAATTATTTGCAAATAACACAAACGGTTTCCTAGGCTTTAGTGCGGAGTTATAAAATGGATAAAATCAAAATTATTTTAGATTCAAACGATATTGAACACGTTATTATTGACCGAGGTAATGGTGAGTTTACGTCAATGACTAAATCAACTTATGACGAACAGCAAGCGGCATTAAATGTCCCTGACGAGCTATAACGGCTGGACGGCTTCAAAAGATCAAGCCGAAATCGGAATTAAGTCGTTCGCGATACCGGGGACTCAGTTAAAGATTCGCTGCGCCGAAGCTGTCGCACCTTTGATCGTTGGATTCTGCAAAGAGTTTAACGAGCTAATTGAGCCGATCGACGGCGGACAACTTGACGACTGGGGTTATCACTTTCGCATGGTTCGCCAAGTACCGGACAAATTAAGCAATCACTCAAGCGGAACAGCAATCGACCTTAACGCGACTAAACACGTTTTAGGGAAAGTCGGCACGTTTCCAGCTGAGAAAGTTCCAATGATTCGCGCACTAGCTAAGAAATACGGTTTATTCTGGGGCGGCGATTATAAGAATCGCAAGGACGAAATGCACTTTGAAATCAACGTAAGTCCAAAAAAAGTCCGAGAGCTAATCGAAGCTCTGGGGTTAGGAGAAAAGTAATGAAAGAACTAAAGGCTATCGGTGCTAGTTATGGGCGTTCAGCGATCGCGGGAATGCTAGCCGTTTACATGACTGGCGAAACAGATCCCAAAAAATTGGCGTGGGGCTTATTTGCTGGGATCATACCTGTCTTAATGCGTTACTCGAATCCTAAAGACGCTGCGTTTGGGGCTCAGGCTAAGTGAACGCAAGCGACTGGGCTGCTATGGGCGTGGCAATAGTCACGCTCCTAGTGGCATTTCTAACTGGTATTCGGTATTTAGTTAAATACTACCTAAGTGAGCTTCGCCCGAATTCAGGGTCAAGCGTCAAGGATCAAATTTCGCGGCTCGAGGGTCGTGTCGATGAAATTTACAGCTTGTTATTAAGCAACTCGACACGCCGTTAAATAGGCGTAAGGCTTGAAAATGTCAGACTTTTAGTTCACCCTATAACTAGGGAGCGAATAAGTCGCACCCGGAATCGGGAGCTAACATGTTTACTATATTGGAACTATCGGCGGTAGTTATCGCTACGTCTATCGGCTGGTTCATAGTCGGCTGGACTATTGGTTACAAAGAGGGCGTAAAAGACGGCTTTAACCGAGGTCGATCAGCTGGACTTCGTGCCGCTACTGAGCGAGTGAGAAGCTACTAATGGCTATCCCACTAGAGGGCTACGAGTCCGTAGCTGAGCGGATTGAGAAGTTCTGGGTCAAGTATCCAAATGGTCGAATCGACGTCAATATCGTGTTTCAGGACGGGACTCGCTACATAATCCAGACTGACATTTACAAAGAGGTAACCGACCAGTTACCTTTCGCGACAGATTTCGCCGAGGAAATTAGATCAAACGCTAATCGCTTTCCACTAGAAAACGGATCAACCTCAGCAATAGGTCGAGCCTTACATACTGGCGGGCTAAGCAAATTCAGCGAAAATCAAAATCGCCCGTCCTTCGAGGAAATGAAGCGAGTCGAACGCCCAGTCGTTGCGCCAGTAGCAGCAGCTAGTGAAGCGCTGCCTAACGGCTCTTATGATCCATGGGACATGACTAAAGCGGTAGCCGAAATCGGCGGAATCCTTACCGGGCGATCATGCGTCCATGGCGTAATGATTCGTAAAGAGGGAGTCGGCAAAACTGGAAAGCCTTATAAGGGCTGGGTTTGCCCGGACAATAATCGGAGCTGCGCGACATGGGAGTAAACAAAATCACGCTTACTCGGGACGAGGAAGTTCAAGCGGCAGCCGCCGCGTTTACCTGTGAGTTTCGTGGTGAGGAAAATTTCTATTTCCATGACCAAGCTATGAGGGGCAACATACATGACTCGATCAAGCGTACAGCTGAGGCGTTTGGGGCTGAGATAGCAGCGGCTAAGTTCTTTGGAATCAAGGACTTTAAGATCGAGCTTGACAAGTTCAAAATTCGAGCAGACATCGGCAACCGAATTGAAATTAAGCATACGCGCTGGCTAGACGGTCATTTGATTTTACAGCCGAGAGATCGAGCGGACGATCTAGCTGTTCTAGTCGTGGGCGAATCACCGACTTATTACGTCAAGGGCTGGATACCAATTCGGGCAGCTAAGACATCTCGATTCAAGCATGACAAATCGGAATCATGGTGGGTCAGCCAACACAATCTAAATTCAATGGAAAATCTAAAGGAGTCAAACTATGGACAAATTGAAATTTGAGTGTCGGCGCTGCAAGCGAGAAACGTTACAGGTCGAGCGCATAGTGACCGACTTACTTCCACCGGGCGTTAAAACGCTGGAGTGTACGGTCTGCGGCGTTATGGGCGTCTGCCTAGTGGGTAGCGATAATGCCTAGTTACCTTTACCGGTGCGACCAATGCGGCGGTGAGCTTGAGATGAGCCACTCGATACCAAGTAATAGCGATCTATCGCCACTATGTTGCAGCTATCCAATGAACCGAGTCTTTACAGCTCCAGCGGTTATCTTTCGCGGTACTGGTTGGGGCGGTGATAAGTAATGCCGTTCGCTAATCAGTTCTACCGAGTCAGCTTCCGAACTCAGATAACCCTTTGCTGTAATGAGATTATGTTCAAATACACCTGTCGAATATGCGGTAACGACATGGGCTGCTATTACTGTTCATTTGACTATAACAAGGCTCATGAGTGCGATGAATAATTTGAAATTAGCAATAGCTGATCCGCCGTATCTCGGTCGAGCTAATCGTTGGTATGGCGACGGCTGCGGCGACGGCTACGGACTCGGACGAGCTGATTCGCACCCAGAAGCTAAGAAATGGGACGACCCTAAAGCCCATGTCCAGCTGGTTCATGATCTAAATAACAATTTCGATTCGTGGGCTATTGCCATGACAGTTCACTCGCTAAGCACCTATCTAAGCGTTATAGATACTGATTCGCGTAATGGAATTAGGGTCATGTCATGGATCAAACCAGCTGCGGTAACAAGTGGCTCAAGAGTCACTAATAGTTGGGAACCGGTCATCGTTAAGATCGCTAAAGACCGCCGAGGTTGGAATAGCGGCGTACATATTAAGGATTACTTATTAGCTGCTCCAATGAGATCAGGGTTTATCGGAGCTAAGCCCGAAGCGTGGACTCATTGGGTACTAGAAGCCATGGGCTATACAGAAGGCGACGAATTGACCGACATATTCGCGGGAAGTGGAGCCGTCACTCAAGCACTTAATAGTTATAGATCGAGGTTACCATTATGAATAGTTATCCACAGATTAGGAAAGTTATCCACACCCTGTTGGAAACGCCCAAGAATACGCTCATGCTTGCAACCTATTTGACTGACTCGGTACGATCAACTCTCTCGACGAGAGCCCCACGAGGGGCGAGCTCGCGGCGAGTCCTACTATCGGGCGCACTATGTTTAGCGGTGGCTATACCGAGTCCTACATGGGCTAGTTCTGTAACATCTAAGGACAATTATAAGCTTTACTTACATAGCCGATTAGTTAGTGATAGTCAATACCAATGCGCTTATAAGCTGTATATGAAAGAATCCAAATTCGATTCAAAAGCTAATTTAGGTAGTCA